AGTTCATCAATGATGTTGTATCAGTCACTGATATTTCGATTGAAGACGTAAAACTATATTGCGCAAAGCTTGATCTACAGGGGCGCGGAGCTCCTATTGATATTCGTGATTATCAACTCGACGCCATACATAAAGCGATTCATGACCAGCGCACTCTACTGTTATCTCCAACTGCGTCTGGTAAAAGTCTGATTATCTATAGCGTCATGCGCTATCATCTAGACCATGGTCGTAAGTGTATTATCGTTGTTCCAACTGTATCTCTTGTCGAACAATTGCATAAAGACTTTGAAGATTATTCTAGTGCAAATGGATGGAAAACTTCTAAACATTGCCAAAAACTATATTCTGGTTTCTCAAAAGACTTTGAGCGCGATGTATTACTTACGACTTGGCAATCAATTTACAAACAACCTGCGAATTGGTTTAAACAATTCGATGTAATCTTTGGTGATGAAGCACATTTGTTTAAAGCAAAATCTCTTACATCAGTGATGGAGAAGATGTCAAATGTTCAATACCGTATTGGAACAACGGGCACACTCGATAACACTAAAGTAAATCGTCTAGTGCTAGAAGGAATGTTTGGCGCTGTGTACAAAGTGATTACGACAAAGCAGTTGATGGATTCTGGCAATGTTGCAAATCTTAAAATCAAATGTCTTATCATGAAGTACGATGCGATTACTCGCAAAATTCGTAACAAAAATTCATATCAAGACGAGATGGATTTTATTGTGTCTCACGACAAGCGCAATAAATTTATACGCAATCTCGCTATATCATGTGAAGGTAATACGCTAGTATTATTTCAATATGTCCAGAAACATGGTATGCCATTACATGAAATGATTAAAGCGAAAGTCCACGACAAAAGAAAAGTNTTCTTTGTGTACGGTGGAACAGAAGTGGAAGCNCGCGAATCGGCNCGNACATTAACNGAGAATGAAACAGATGCAATCATCATTGCTAGTTTCGGAGTCTTCTCGACGGGTATCAATATTCCATCAATCGAGAATGTCATTTTTGCATCTCCAAGTAAATCTAAAATTCGTAATCTGCAATCGATTGGTCGAGGACTACGTTTAAGTGCCGGTAAGACACATTGTAATCTATTTGATATCGCCGACGATCTTTCTCATAAATCTTGGAAAAATCACACACTTCGACATCTTAAAGATCGTGTACAAATCTATGCAGAAGAAAAATTTAACTTTAAGATAATTGAAGTTGAATTAGAACAATAGATTAATTTCAATGTCTGAATTGTGATACAATAGACATATTGAATATGATAAGAGGATTTTATGGCAACACATTATGTTAACAACGCAGAAATGCTCGCGGCAATCGTGAAGTATAAAAAAGAACTTCTTGATGCACGAGAAAATGGTACAGAAGAACCGAGAATTCCAGAATATCTTGGTGAATGTATTCTAAAAATTTCAACACGATTATCACATAAAGCGAACTTTATCAATTACTCATATCGTGATGATATGGTGTTAGATGGAATTGAGAACTGCATGCAGTGTATGAATAGCTTCAATCCAGAAAAGTCGTCAAATCCATTCTCATATTTTACTCAAGTTATCTACTTTGCATTCCTCCGTCGAATTGCAAAGGAAAAGAAACAGTCATACATCCGAGGTCGACTTATTCGAGACATGGCATTTGAGAGTTTTGATCTTCAGGGCCATGACGACGACGTTGATTTTAAGAACGCTTACACTGCGTTCATTCAACTTCATTCTAGTTTTGACGATTCTTTCGTTAAGAAAAAAGAAGAGAAGAAAGATAAGAAAAAGATTCAATCACTCGAACATTTCTATGATACAGAAGATGGTCCTGTGAAAATGCCGGCAAAGTTTAATTTCGACGAATCTGATATTGGAGAGTGATATGAAGTATTGGTGTATTAATTATGTTAATGAAAATGACGAAGATGTCGTTGAGACTTATTCAGAACAAGAGATCATTGAAAAAGAATGGAAGCGGTGGTGTGATAACATGCAAAAGGCGGGAAAGAATCTGAGTGATTACACATTTCAAGATTGTATCGATGATTGGATTGTCGTGAACTGGGCATGGGAGAGCACAAGCGAATGAAAGTATGTATATTAGGAGATTGTCATCTAGGCGCTCGCAATGACAGTCTTGCGTTCCACGCATTCTTTGAAAAATTCTATAAGTTTTTGTTTGATCGACTTGAATCAGAAGGTATTGATACTATTCTACAATTGGGCGATCTATGGGATCGTCGCAAGTATGTGAATTTTAATACGCTTCTTATGTGTCGTCGATACTTCTTCGATGAACTCAAGAATCGTAACATAAAAATGATTACTCTTCTTGGTAATCATGACATATTTTTTCGTAATACACTCGAAGTAAATTCATCGACTCTGCTATTGCGAGAATATTCATGCATAACGATTGTAGATCGTCCTCAGACTATTGATGTTGGAGGAGTTCCTATCACTATGATTCCATGGATGTGTGCCGATAACTTCGATGAATGTTTTAACGAAATTAAAACGACAAACGCAGACATATGCCTCGGCCATCTTGAAATTTCTGGATTTGAAATGTATCGTGGTCATGCGGCTGATGGTGGACTCGACGCAAATATATTCAGTAGATTCGATTTAGTTTTCTCTGGTCATTATCACCACAAGTCTACTAAAGGTAACGTGTCATATCTCGGAACTCCGTACGAATTGACTTGGCAAGACTACGCAGATCCAAAAGGATTTCATATATTCAATTTAGATACACGTGAATTGGTGTTTATCGAAAACCCATATTCAATGTTCACGCGCATTGAATATGATGATAAAGGCAGAGAACCTATTGATTTAGACTCGATCGAATTAAACGACAAATTTGTGAAATTGGTCGTAGTGAATAAGACTGATTTTTATAAATTTGATCAATTTATCAATAGACTATATACAAAAAAGTGTCACGATATTAAAATTGTAGAAGACATGTCGGAATTCCAATCAGGTGAAATTGGAGATGACAACATTGATCTGGAAGACACATTGAGTATCTTATCAAATTATGTAGACAGTATTGCAACTGACATTGATAAAGAAAAAATTAAGAACTATATGAAGACATTGTATATTGAAGCATCAACGAGTGAGGTGATATAATGCTAGATGATGGTACTATTATAAGTTGTTCGTCAACTAATTACCCTAGCCTTTTTGAACAACCGAAATATGCCGGCGGCTGGGAGATTGGTGGAAATTATGGTCTTCGCATTATGATTGTGAAGAAGCCTAATTGGTTTCATAGATATATGATGAAGCTTTTGCTTGGAATTAAATGGATAAACGTAGATGATAATATTTGAAAAAATCACATGGCGTAATTTTTTGTCGACTGGAAATTCGCCAACGACGATAGAACTAAACACGACTAATACGACTCTTATCATTGGAACGAATGGTGCTGGAAAGAGCACATTGCTCGACGCTCTTTGTTTTGTGTTGTTTGGTAAAGCGTTCAGAAATATCACAAAGCAAAATCTGATCAATAGTATAAATGGCAAACAGTTAGTCGTTGAAATTGAATTTAGTGTCGACAATAAGCACTATAAAATTATTCGAGGCATGAAGCCCAATATATTTGAGATATATTGCAATGGCGTTCTACTGAATCAAGACGCGTCTGTGCGCGACTATCAAAAAGTTTTAGAAGAACATATCATTAAGATTAACTATCGTTCATTCACACAAGTTGTTATTCTTGGATCTGCGTCTTTTGTTCCATTCATGCAATTACCGACTGGACAACGCCGAGAAGTGATTGAAGATATTCTTGACATTCGTATTTTTTCTCTTATGAATCAACTATTGAGAGAAAAAACACAAATCACTAAAGACGCAATTCTTCGAATTGAAGATAGCGTCGCTCTTGCTCGAGAAAAAGTGAGTGCTCAGAAAAAGCTTATTTCGACTATTAGCATTGCTAAAGAGACTACTATATCTAAATTAAGTCAAAAAATTAAAGAAGCGCTCGAAGAAGTTGCTATAGCTAGTAGTAAAGCAATTAATGTCCAAGCAGAAGTCGCTGAACTAAATGATGCTGCTGCTACAGAATCAAGCATTAAAGCCGATCTTAAGAAAGTGACAACCGCTAAAAATAAACTTGAGGCGCGAATCGACGCTGTTCAAGAGCGAATTAACTTCATGATCGAAAAAGAAGACTGCCCTTCTTGCCAACAGAAAATTCCGCACGAGCATAAACATACATCGATTTCGAATGCAAAGAAAGATGCGGCTAAATATGAGGAAGAAAAGGCCACTTTAGATGAATGTTTGATCAAATTTAATAAGAAATTAGAGAAAATCGCTGCTTTAAATAGAGATTTGACGGCTAAAAATATCGAATTATCAACCATTAATAATACCATTGCTATTTTGAACAAACAAGTGTCTTCGATGAATCTTGAAATTCAAGAGCATAAAGTAGATACAGCAAATATTGATGAAGAAAAGAATAAGTTAAAATCTCTTGCAGAGAATGCAGTAGTATTGCTCAATACTAAGACGTCATTAATCGAAGAAAAGAATCTACAAGATATTGCATCTCTATTATTGAAAGATGCAGGTATCAAGACTGCAATTATTCGTGAATATCTGCCTGTAATGAATAAACTTATTAATAAGTATCTTAATATTATGGATTCTTATTTTCATTTTGAATTAGATGAATCATTCAATGAAGTGATTAAATCTAGATTTCGTGATGAATTTACATATGCTAGTTTCTCCGAAGGCGAAAAGAAAAGATTAGATCTTTCTATATTATTTGCATGGAGACAAATCGCAAAAATGAAGAATTCTGTTAATACAAATCTATTGATATTCGATGAAGTTATGGATGGTGCATTAGATGATGCCGGAACAGATTCATTTATTCAATTACTTCAAGCTATTATAGGTGATTCAAATATATTCGTTATTTCACATAAAACCGATGTGCTAATAGACAAATTTGACCGAACTATAAAATTTGATAAACACAACGATTTTTCGACNCCAGTTGTGATCTAAACGGTGTACTTTAATTCGTGGTTGTGTTATAATAAACCATGAATGAACAAATTGATCTCACCGCGAAGCTTNTGGCCACAGAAAATCTGACGATCGTCAGAGTCAACGCCAGCACTGCGTCTTTCGACATTCAAAATCGGATTCTTTCTATTCCAGTGTGGAAGGAAATGACACCCGAAATTGAGACTATGCTCATTGCCCATGAAGTTGGGCATGCGCTATTTACGTCAGCCGATAAGTGGAGTGAAGCGCTCGATAGGCATAAAGATTTTAATGTCAAAAAGACTATCAAGGGATACATGAATGTCATTGAAGATGCTCGCATCGAGCGTTTAATGAAACGTCGCTATCCCGGTCTTCGCAAAGCGTTCAGCGTTGGTTACACACAATTGATGGACCGCGACTTTTTTAAATTGCGCAACACCGATCTGAATTCATTGAATTTGATCGACAAAATCAACCTCTACTTTAAAGTTAATGCGACTATCAATTTTAATGATGTAGAAACGTCGTTCTTAGAACGCACAGGAACTACTGAAACAATTGACGAAGTTATTCAATTAGCGATTGAAATGTACGAGCATTCTAAGCGTCAACCAAAAAAACGTGAAGAACAATTGACAGAAGAAACTAATAAGACTGAAAAAATCATTATCGAAGATATCGGTGATGATGGTATAGATGACGAGTTAGATATTGAAGAATCGGAAGAATTAAAATCTAATGATAGTCGATCGTCTGATAAAGAATCAAATCAAGAATCTGGTGATATTGAATCTTCTGATTCAGCCGATGAAGAATCGGATCAAGAATCGGATAACACAGGATCTTCTGACGCTACAGAAACAACCGATGAAGATGTCGAATCTAAAACGGATAAAGAACTTACTGATGCTCTTGAAAAATTGACAAATGGTGAGATACTCTATCGATATTACGATTTGAATATGAACACACCATTCGATCCAATCGTAGATTTTAAAACTATTATCAAAGAGATAAAATCGCAAGAAGTTCCATTATCTCAATTAACAGAAGTCGCTCGTTCGAATCGTGAAGTCTATATGAAATCATTCGAAAAGTTTAAAACACAATCGAATAGAATTGTTTCATATCTCGTTAAAGAATTCGAGATGAAAAAGGCCGCAAATAATTATGCAAGAACTTCGACGTCTAAATCTGGTTCGTTGAATTCTAGTCGTCTGCACGCGTATAAGCTTACCGATGATATCTTTAAAAAGATCACAGTAGTTCCTAATGGTAAGAACCACGGTATTGTATTTCTTTTGGATTGGTCTGGCTCAATGTCGAAAGTCATGAAACCAACAATCGAACAAGTTATTAATTTGGTAATGTTTTGCCGGAAGATTGGTATACCATTTGAAGTATTTGCATTCAGCACTCAATATAATAGAGTTGGATTTAGTGTTGATGCAAATAGAGCATGGGTGCAATCTATGATTAATACTGCAAACAAAAATGTCGTTTTCAGTAGGGTACACTATTCTTTATTGAATCTGTTTTCAAGCAAAATGACAACATCGGAATTCAATTTTATGATGTACAATTTCACATCATCTCCGAATAAATTTAAAGGCAAATTTGGATTAGGCGCGACACCTTTGAATGATGCACTGGTGCATATGATTAAGTATATTCCAATCTACAAACAATCTAATAATATCGAGAAATTGACATTTATTACATTGACAGATGGAGACGGCGAATCACTCGGTTGGAATGTGCCACCACGACCATCAGAATATAGGTACGTTCAAAATTCTTACAAATTGCAACATTATAAGAATATTGTCAATGATACATTGACAGGCAAGTCTTATGAGTTAACTGAATATGCGAATAACCATACAAAAGTATTATTGTCGATAATCAAAGATCGCTATTCCATTAATTCAATTGGATTCTTTATCACGGGCACTAAGAAGCGCGATACTATTCGTGCTATTAGCACTATGACAGTATCTAAATGCACTCCGTATGATGTTGAAGCTGCTAAAGCTGCATACAAAAAAGATGGATTCTATGCGCTTGGAAATACTGGACGCGATGATTGTTTCATCATTCCCGATAATAGAACAGATGTTGTTGACTGTGAATTTGAAATCGATGGGACAGATAGTGCCGCACAGATTGCGCGTCAGATCACCAAAAGTATGCATGTGACGAAACACTCGCGCGTACTATTAGATAGATTTATTTCATACGTTGCATAAAACGGTGTACATTAATTAGATTTTTTGATATAATAAATTATCAACTCTTACACTTATCATGAAAACTCTTGACGGCCAATCGCAATTCACTCAAGCTTTGCTTGAAAAATTTCCAGACATTACTAGCACAGGCGAAGTGACTCGCAAACAAATCACTGAAATTATGAATGACAGTGGCGCCAAATTCCCCTCATGGATTCTAGAAAATAGAATCTCTCGTGGTGTATACTCAATCAGTCCCGGCGTCAAAACTGGCGAAGTGCTTACGTTCGCAGCTAAAGAGAATAGCGGAAAATCTATAGTATACGCAGACAAAACTCTCATTCCAGCTCGTGATAAGAATTATGTGGTCTTTGGAAATTATAAAGACGTTGACACAATCGTCAAGTCGGGTATCTTCTATCCCGTGTATGTCGCGGGTCCGACTGGCAATGGTAAGTCAATGATGGTTGAGCAAGCTTGCGCTGCTAATCATAAGCCTCTAATTCGCATTAATTTGAATGCGATGACAGACGAAGAACAATTGATTGGATCTAAGACGCTTGTCGATGGCAACATCGAAATTGTTGAAGGTCCTGTGCTCATTGCAATGCGAACTGGAGCAACACTTCTACTCGATGAGATCGATGCAGGCGGAGCCAACGTGCTTTTGTGCCTACAGCCAATCCTAGAAGGTAAGCCATTTTACTTCAAACTCAAAAATGAGCTGATCATTCCAGCACCCGGCTTCAATATCTTTGCCACTGCCAACACAAAAGGCAAAGGTTCTGATGGTCAGTACATTGGAACAAACATTCTTAACGAAGCATTTCTTGAACGATTTGCTGTCACGCTGAATCAAGATTATCCATCAACCGCAATTGAGAAGAAAATTGTGCTCAATCTCATGGCGTTTCATGATTGTGTCGACGAAGAATTCGCAGAAACTCTTGTCAAATGGTCTGATACAATTCGTCGTACATATGCTGACGGTGGTGTCGATGAACTTATTACAACTCGTCGATTGACTCACGTTATTCGAACATTCTCTATTTTCAAAAATAAAGTAAAAGCAATCGAGTTGTGCTGCAATAGATTTGATGATGTAACACGGGCGTGCTTCATCGATCTCTTTAAAAATATCACGCCCGATCCCGTTATTCAAACGCCAACTATTTAATCATAGGAAATTATATTATGAACTATACTGATCTCTCTCCCGTACAAAAGCGAGTTGTCGACGCCTATATTGCTCTTCGTCCAGAATTGGCTAATGCAAATTCTATTACTCGTCCAGAGGTAGAAGACCTTCATGCTACACTTCTAAAAGCTCGTGCTGATGGCGGTGACAAAATCGGATATCCACAATGGCTTGTTAAAGGCGAAAAGTTGAGTCGTGGGGCTTACGTTTTCCCGGCGCCGAATGTCACAAATGAAGATATCGTCTCCGTCGTAGCAAAACGAGTAGCAGCACCAACACCTGCTGATGAAGAGTTTATCGCTGAACTGCGTGAAGCTGGCGTAGAAGTCTAATATGCCCGAAATTGATAACACTTCGATTGGTCGAAAATTCGACAGCGACAAACTACGCTATGGTTTGACACCACCATTGGCATTAAAAGAAATGGTAAAAGTGCTTACGTTCGGCGCTGTAAAATACGAACCTGACAATTGGCAATATGTAAGTGATGCTAAACGTAGGTACTTCGATGCAGCTCAGCGTCATATCTGGGCGTGGAAAGAAGGTGAAGTGCTAGATCCCGAATCAGGAATTCATCACCTTGCTCATGCTCTTTGTTGCATTTCATTTCTTTACGAACACGACATTAAATATTCAAAGGAAGATGTATGAATTGGTTTAAACAAACAGTAAACCCTGATACTAAAGAAGATATTCAGGAATCTCTAAAACTTGAAAGCGCAGTTAAGCAGCTTAAGGCTGAATTAGCTACTGCCTTAAAGACGCTTGAAGACATAGAGAAAAGAACTTATAATTCTGATTTTGTAATTGATTGGAGTGTAATGCGAGCATTCTCATTTGAGCGAAGTACACATGGTGATCGACCAATCTCCATCATTGGTTACTTTCTCTACTCACTTACGACTAATGAAAATGGTGAGTCGTTTGAAACAGAAACTGTTAAGGAATGGACACTCCATTGCAGTGACGAACAACACGAAAAACTTGCAAAAGACTTTAGAACTTACTTGAAAGCATCAAAATGAAAAAGCCTATTATTGAATTACCATTCATGTCAGAATTTGGTGAAGTGAATGTCGGCGATAAAGTCGCAGTTCTTTCCACTGGATATAGTCATAGCGTTAATTTTGGGCCTGGTGTTTATATGGGCTACATTGTAACCGAAGCTGGTAAATATGTAAAAGTAATGCGCGAATCTCTGCAGACCGTACAATTTTTCCCAAATGGAAAAGAATTTAATTGGTCAAAAGATTATAATCATAATACATGGAACGATATTAAAGATACACTAGTTAGTCGACAAGTCGTTAAACACAAAATGACTACGCTTTATCTGAATCGTATCGCTCCTCTCAAATCTCAATAAGGAAACACATGAACCTATCTAAAGAAACTCTCGCTCTCATTCGTAACTTCGCAAGTATCAACGGATCTATTGTCCTCAAACAGGGTAATGTTTTATCGACTATTAGTGAAGGCAAGAATGTCATGGCGTCTGTGACTCTCACTGAGAGTTTTCCATCTGACTTTGGCATTTATGATCTCAATGAATTCCTGAGTGCGATTGGTATTTTCACTAACACACAACTCGAATTCTCTGATAAATACGTTATGATCAGTGATGGTGGTACTAGCAAGATCAAGTACTTTGCAGCAGGTGATGGTATCGTCAAAGCGGCCCCATCAACAATTAAGTTTCCGAAACCCGATGTCGAATTTGATATTGACTCGGCACAACTTGCAATGATTCTTAAGACTGCATCGGCTCTTAAAGCGTCTGACGTGTCAGTAGTCGGTGATGGATCTATGTTGCGAGTATTCGTGACTGATAAAAAGAATGCAACGTCTAACGCGTATCAGGTTGATATCGGCGAGACAGAAGAAACATTCAAAGCGAATCTTAAAGTTGAAAATCTTAAGATGTTGCCCGGTGATTATAGTGTTGGCATTTCAAATAAGAAGATCTCTCGCTTTGTCTCTAAGACATCTGACTTGACATACTTCGTTGCAGTTGAAGCCGATTCGGAGTTCTAAGAATGGCCGAACAATATTTGTGGGTGGAGAAATATAGACCTCAAGCAATTGACGAATGTATCTTACCCGAGTCTATGAAAAAGACTTTCCGCGAGTTTATTGCGTCGGGCGAACTTCCAAACTTTCTATTTTGTGGTGGCGCAGGCGTTGGCAAAACAACTGTCGCTAAAGCACTATGTAATGAAGTTGGCGCAGAGTATCTGTTTATCAATGGCTCTGAGGAATCTGGCATCGATGTGTTGCGTAGTAAGATTAAAAACTTTGCGTCATCGGTATCACTGACCGATTCTAAGAAAGTCGTTATTCTCGACGAAGCAGATTATTTGAATGCGAATTCGACTCAACCGGCGTTACGCGGTTTCATGGAAGAGTTTAGTAACAATTGTCGATTCATCTTCACTTGTAACTTTAAAAACCGTATCATCGAACCTCTTCATTCTCGTTGTGCTGTTATCGAGTTTAAAATAGATAATAAAGACAAACCTGCGATTATGAGTTCGTTCTACAAACGAGTGACTCATATCCTTAAGACTGAATCAGTTACGTTCGAACCAAAAGTCGTAGTTGAATTGGTGTCAAAATACTTTCCCGACTATCGCCGAATTCTAAATGAATTGCAACGATATTCTGTGAGTGGTACTATTGATGCAGGACTATTAGTAAATGTTGGCGAAGAATCATATGCTGAGTTAGTCAAGAATCTTAAGTCTAAGAATTTCACCGAAGTGCGAAAGTGGGTCGGTAAAAATTCAGACACAGAATCAACAGAACTATTTCGTAAGCTGTACGATAAATCTATCGATTATATCGAAGCGCCATCGATTCCTCAATTGGTTTTGATTCTTGCTGATTATCAATTTAAGAACGCATTCGTGAGTGATAGAGAAATTAACACAATGGCCGCATTAACTGAAGTAATGGCATCTTGCAAATTTAAATAATTGTGCATCTATTGGCAATAAAAGCGACTTTGTATATAAATAAGTTTATACAAGGAGTTTAAAATGATACAAAAGGGTATGAGATGGTGGAATGACGGATTAAAAAATAAACGTTCGATTGAATGTCCCGGTGATGATTACATTCAAGGCCGAATTCCATTTAAACGTAGGTCCGCTTCAATTGAAACTAAACAAAAATTATCGAAATCTCTAAAGGGTAAATCGGCATGGAATAAAGGTCTTAAAGATGTTATTTCTGCTGAAACTAAGCAAAAAATGTCGATTTCGGCGAAAGAGAGAGTTTTGCGTGGAATACTTCCGGACAATACTGGAAACATAGCTTGGAATAAAGGATTAACAAAAGAAACTGATTGCCGTGTTTCTAAGTATGCAGCAAGTCAATTTAATCAAGTTCGTAGTGGAAATTATTCTCGCGGAGAAGATAACGGCAATTGGAACGCAAATAAGTCAGAATATGCGGCATATTCAAATAAAGTAAGAATGCTTAGCGAAGCAGTTTATCGTAAAAACAAAAGTGTCATAAATCCAAATAACTTACCAAGAGGTAGAGCTGGCGTAGATGGTGCATATCATTTAGATCATATAATTTCAGTGTATTATGGATTTACGAACAAAATAGCACCAGAGGAAATATCAAAAATGGAGAATTTGCAAATGTTGGAGTGGAGAGAAAACGTTATAAAAAGTAGTAATACAGAAATCATGGCTTCATGTAAATTCAAATGATTGAACTAACAATATTAATAATTGCGCTTGTCTGTATTTCATTTTACGCCGGTTGGTGGTACCGTGAACATGTCGCCCGCGTCATTATCGAGAAACATTTTAAAGCGGCCGAGGTCGAATCTGCTAAAAATACACTGCGAATAGATGTCACTGAGAATGACGACACTTATCTTGTGCACGATCATAAAACTGGCGCATTCATTACACAGGTTCGAGATAAAGAACAAATGATAAAATTCTTCGAAGACACATACAATAATGTTACGATCTTGGCCACTCAAGATGACATGAATAAATTTGTAAAATGAGTTCATTCTTCGATTATCTCACGTGTATCAATGATACAAAGAAGGATCTCATGCGAGAAGATCCTGAGTCTGAAAAAGATTACGTGCCGTTTATGATTAATCGAGCATTGTCATTTCATAGTGATTCTATAATGTATTGTAATGAAATGAATCGATATGCGAGCATACCAAAACAATGGCAATTCGACTTTTATATGAATTCACTTAAGAAAAGAAAGCGTTTTTCAAAGTGGCATAAAAAAGACAAGAACTCAGAAGATCTTTCGTTGATTATGAGCGTGTATTCATATTCAGCAGAAAAGGCTTCCATTGCACTAGAACTACTAACAGAAGATCAATTAAAGGATATTCGAGCAAAATATTTTACAGGAGGCCGATAAAACGTATAAATAATTCAGTTGATAATGATAACAATATAGGAATTGTGAAATGAACACTGAATTAATTTATTTTGATTGGACTCCCGATTCGATGATGGAGGTGTCTCTTCCGGAGCCAGATAATTTTCTTAAAGTACGAGAAACCCTAACACGCATTGGGATTGCATCTCGTAAAGACAAAACACTATATCAGTCTTGCCATATCTTGCATAAGCAAGGACGATATTTTATTGTTCACTTTAAAGAATTATTTGCGTTAGACGGTAAAGAAGCTAACATTAGTATCGATGACATCGAACGTAGAAACACAATTGCCGTATTGTTACAAGATTGGGGACTACTGAAAATTATTGCAACAGACATTGGACCTCGTGTTTCATTGTCGCAAATTAAAGTAGTTGCATTTAGAGAGAAAAGCGATTGGTCTTTAGTCGCAAAATATAGTATTGGTAAAAGCCACATGCTAGTTAGACCGTGAATTTATCATTAACCTTTGGAGAAAAATAAACATGTTTCAATTTGAACTTACACTTGACGAAGCTAATCTTGTTTTGGCCGCACTCGGCAAAGCACCTTTCGAGCAAGTCGCGAATCTTATCGGTAAACTCAAACAGCAAGCTGAACCTCAGTTGCAACGAGTTCAAGCCGAATTGGCCGCTGCACAAGCGCCAGTTGAAGTTCCACAAGAACCAGTCGCAGCATAATCCCTCGGGATGGGAACTAGGCGGCATCCTAGTAAATAACTGCCAAGAACCTGCCTTAGGTCCGTTGATGCTAACGGTTAGAGCGAAAGCTCAGGCGTCCCCAGTGATTTGCAGCTGGGTAATAAGAGCTTAATTTAAGCTCTCACATCATGCCGCCAAGCATGCTGGTGAAGATGTAGACGCGTACCGATTGCTGCGGTAGGAGCGAAATGCCTACGTTGGAGTCGTAACCAACATTCTGTATGCCTTCGGGGTACATTTAAACTTAATCTTGCTTTTATAGGAGAACATAGCATGACAAATCTCGCACTTTTTGGTCCTGGTTTCAAAGACGCCGACAAATTCTTTGTTGGTTTCGACGAACAATTCAATCGTTTTACCAAGTTACATGATGACTTGACGAAAAACATCCCCAACTATCCACCATACAATATCAAGAAAACGGGTGAAAACACGTACTTGGTCGAACTTGCTGTCGCAGGTTTTGCTAAACAAGACATTGAAATTGAAATGGCTGATGGTAAACTTATCATCCGCGGCAATACTGCAAACGACGAAACAGCCGAACCAGTTGGCGAATTCTTATTTAAAGGAATCGCAAACCGTGCATTCACTCGAGCATTCGTTCTTAACGATCAGATCGAAGTGAAAGACGCCGAGTTGTTCAATGGTATGCTAAAAGTATTTCTTGAGCGTATCATTCCAGAACATAAGAAGCCAAAGAAAATTGAAGTGAAGACACGCGGCTCGAAACAACTTTTACAAGAGTGATTATGGAACATATTAAAAAGTTCTTAAGGCGCTTGCTAAAAGCAATGCAAGAGTCTCGATTGAGACAGGCCGATCCGTACATTAACATGTATCGCGATTAACAACCGGGCGCTTCGGCGCCCATTTATGATTGGAATAATATGACAGTAGTTATGTATAAGCTCACATCTGGTGAAGACATTTTGGCGACATTAGTTTCGGATGGCGACACATCGGCAGTGATTGAGGACGCAGTATCTTTGGTTTATCAACCGACAGGACGTGAAGGTCAAATGACAGTTGGATTTGCTCCATTCATGCCTCATGCAGAAGGTACAGTCGCTTTACGTCATTCTGCGATCGCAGTTGCGACATCGCCAAAGAGTGAGATGCTAAGTGAATATAATAGAATCTTTTCTAAGATCGTTATTGCTCCAGCGGGAATGATCGTGCAATAGATTGTATTCTAAATACGAGCCGTGGTATAATTGTTATATCGCGGCTTTTTTCAGTTTCCGGCCCGGCGTAAAACCATGCGGACATTCTTTAGATCGCACGGCCTTAAGGCCGTCATTCCACCATTTCATCCCACTGATAGTTTCTGACATTTTCATTTTGTATTCGTCTGTGTTAATGACGCCATACATTCCATTCCTCTCCCCTCTTATTGCATCGGCTCTTTTCAGCTTATGCTCTTCTGATTGATGGCCAAATTTTTTACCGAAACGAGCTGCAGACATTTTTGCTTTTGATTTATCCGATCTTTTTAATCCGCTGAGACTATTAGACAATTTCAACCTATGTTCAGGTGTTCTAATTTTACCTCGATTGCCAATGCACCCTGATACGCCATCACCGCCATCAGTTTTATTTCGAAGAATCCCGGTGCCAAGATCTTTTCGACCCCACCAACGTATCATCCTGCGCTCGAGCGCTAGCGCGCCTATCTCAGTTAGATTTGTTTCTAGAAATACGATTTTTGATTTGCATGGTATCGGTATAGATCCATGTTTAGTATACGCTCTACGATTTTTCCCTTTACCGATATAATACGGCGTACCGGCTAAACCGGTCGCTGAATCATTCGATCGAAGATAGGCGTAGACATAATAAATATTCATGCTGGCACTCCTTGTTAGTGTTAGAGTCTATGGATATTTCCAGTATCGCGATAGACACTATATTTATACATTTAAAAGTGAAAATTATGTACGAAGACGAAGATTATGTTAAAGCATGTTATTTAATTGAACACTAGATTTTATCATGGCGATGTATTTGATTTAGCGAAGCAACTATATCAAGCTCGTCAGAAATAGATTGTATTTCAATCCATAGCTGTGGTATAATTGTTATATCGCGGCGTTTTTTCATTATGGGAACACATGTCACACTTTTATACTTCAGTTAATCGCTATGGAAATGCAATATTGTATCGCGGATATCAAGATGGAACTCGAGTCAAGAAAAAAGTAAAGTTCGCGCCAACACTATACGTGCGCGGCAAAGGTGATTCTAAATTTACAGCACTTGATGGAACTAATGTAGATCCAATCAAATTAGATTCTATGCGCGATGCTAAAAGAATTCTGTGAAAAATACGATCAGGTAGATAACTTCAAAATCTACGGTAATCAAAACTTCATTGCGCAATTTCTAGCGCAAGAATTTCCGACTGAAATCAAATTCGATCGAGCAAAGATTCGTGTTCATACGATCGACATTGAAGTTTATTCGGGCGACACAGGTGGAGGATTTCCCGAACCTAAAGAAGCGAAGCATCCAATCACATCTATCGCTATTCATGATAGTGTGGTCGACGTGTACTACGTTTGGTCTATTCTCAAATATGATCCAGCACTAACAGAGCACAAAGACATTACAATTCGTTATATGCATTGTAAAACTGAAAAGGATTTGTTGCAAGAGTTAGTGAAATTCTGGCACAACGAATTTACAGTACCCGATGTGATCACAGGTTGGAATACTCGCGTATTCGACATTCCATATATCATCAATCGAATCATTCGAATTCTTGGCGATGAGTCAGCGAAAAAGCTGTCNCCGTGGGGAATGGTCGAAGAAAAGATGGTCACCATGCGCAAAGGTCAAGTTCAGGTGTATGACATCATCGGTGTCGCGCAACTCGATTACCTCGACATATTTCAGAAGTTTGGTTACACCTTTGGTCCGCAAGAAAACTATCGGCTTGACAAACATTGCGAATGTTGTCCTCGGTGAACGCAAGATGGATTATTCTGAGTATGGATCTCTTGCGAATCTATACAAACAAAATCCGCAGTTGTATGTTGACTACAATATCAAAGACGTTATACTAGTTGATCGCATGGAAGACAAGATTGCGATGTTGACGATTGCGTTCACGTTGGCGTACAAAGCAGGTGTCAATTATTCTGATACGATGGGTACGACTGCGATCTGGGATCAACTTATTCATCGGTGGCTCGCAAAAGATAATATCATTGTTCCTCCAACTCGATCTAGTCATAAGTCTGAGTTTGAAGGTGCGTTCGTTAAACCCCCTCAAGTTGGAATTCATGATTGGGTTGTTTCGTTCGACGTAAACAGTATGCACCCGAACTTAATTGTTCTATTGAACATGTCGCCTGAAACTATAATGAAAGGTGACTACGTATCGGGCATGAATGTTGAAACTATGCTCAATGGGTATGTCAATGATTCAGATTATACGATGTCTGCGACTGGACAGTTCTTCTCAAAGAATAAACAAGGCATTCTTCCAAAGATTATTGAAGAACTGTATGATGAACGTGTTGCATTGAAAAGTAAGACAAAAGTATTCAAAGCCGAATATGAAAAGTGTGATAAAACGAATAAGCAAGAAGTATATCGCCTTGAACGAGAAATCGCTACATATGATAATGCTCAGACAGCGATTAAGATTCTGTTGAATTCTTTGTTTGGCGCCACGGGTAATCGATTCTTTCGATACTATGCAATTGAAATCGCCGAGAGTATTACTGTGTCTAGTCAGTTTGTTATTCGATGGGCTGATAAGAAGATCAATGAATATCTCAATAAGTTATTAAAGACAATAGACGCAGACTATGTTCTTGCTGGTGACACCGACTCTTGTTATGTTTCATTTGATGCGTTGGTCAAAAAGGTCTTCGGTAAAGTCGACATGGACGATTCAGTCGCAGTCAATAAAGTTGTTGATTTTCTAGATAAAGTGTCTAAGAAGATCGAGACTGATGTGCTAACTCCTGCATTCACAGAATTGTCGAAGAACATGAATGCGTATAAAGAGCGTATTGTCATGAAACGTGAAGGTATTTCCAATCGTGGAATTTGGACTGCGAAGAAACGATACATTCTTAATGTGTGGGATAATGAAGGCGTGCGTTATAGCGAACCCAAGTTAAAGATCATGGGCATTGAGGCGATTAAGTCTTCAACTCCTGAGCCGTGCCGGAAAGCGTTTAAGAAGTTGTTCAATATTCTCATCAATGGAACTGAAGAACAAACTCAGAAGTTTATCGCTAACTTTCGTAATGAATTTGCGGCTTTGCCCGCAGAAGAAAAGGCATTTCCTCGGGGCGTGAGTTCCGTGAAAGAGTACGTCGACTCCAAGACGATTTATAAAAAGGGCACGCCTATTAACTCTCGTGCTTCTATCTTGTACAATAACATGCTCAAAGCTCATGGTCTTGAGAACAAGTATGAGATAATCAAAGATGGTGAAAAAATCAAATACATTCACCTGAATCCACGTAATCCAACTCGTGAAAATGTGATTGGATTCTTTACTGTGCTTCCACCAGAGTTTGGAATGCATCAATACATCGATAATGATGTTCAATTTAATAAAGCATTCCTTGAACCCGCGAAATTGATTCTTGATGCTATTGATTGGAAGGCTGAGGAGTCTGCGTCTCTTGAAGACTTCTTTGGAAATTGATTACATGCAAATCGATTCTATGTTATAATTAAATTTAAACTGAAAAGGATATTATGAAAGTACTAAAATTTCAAGCAGACTGGTGCGGGCCATGCAAAATGCTAAGTCGCGTGTTAGAAGATATGCAACTTAACGTAGAAGTTGAACCAATTGACATTGATGCAAATAAAGAACTCGCCATTCAATATGGAATTCGCGGAGTTCCAACATGTATTTTGTTAAACGATGATGGCGCAGAACTTCGTCGTCAATCAGGTGTAATGACCGAACAACAATTCAATAAATTTGTTGAAGCATAAGTTAAAGGATATTTAATGAGCTTACTTGAATTGACGGTTGATTAGATAATTTCCACCCTTTGTATTCATCTTTTAAATACGTTCCTGATCCAATTGCCGCCATACATGAATATGTCAAAGAATTATCATTGCAGAATTTTTTGAGGTTGTTTACAATATGAATTTGACCATTTGAATCTAAAAATGTATACGACTTTCTTTTATTTCGTATTTGCTCTTCTGTTCTAGGTTTACCCAATTTTGCTTTAGATATATTGTACTTATGAATATCGGTTTTTGGTTTCATCATTCTTTTTCGATGAATATCAGTTTTTGGTTTCATCATTTTAGATATAGATTCAGCACTATGCTTTCTACCGGATCCTCCTTCACCGCCATCAGTCATATTATGCAAAATGCCAGTTTTTAGATCTCTTCGACCCCACCATTTTATTAATCTTCTTTCCAATGCAAAAGCGCCTATTTCGGTCAAATTTGACTCTAAAATAATTATATTTTTAGAAATAGGTTTATTGACATTTTTATGTTTCATATATGCTCTTCTATCGCAACCTTTGCCAATATAATACGGCGTACCAGCTAATGCTGTAGAAGAAGTTCTTTCTCTGATATATGCATATACATAAAACATACAATCTCCAATTAAAAATAGATTACCCTTCTATTTATATTATTTTTCAATCAAAAGGAACACTATGAGCCTACTAGAAAAAATTAAAAAAAATTCTACTATTAAAGATACATCAATTCTATCAGCATCGAAATTTTTTCTCAAAAAAGATATGATTCAGACTGCAATTCCTGCAATGAATGTCGCTTTGTCGGGCGAACTAGATGGTGGATTCGTTCCTGGTCTCACGCTTTGGTGCGGTCCGTCAAAGCACTTTAAGTCTATGTTCTCTTTGATCATGGCAAAGTCTTACATGGACAAATACCCAGACGCCGTCATGGTGTTTTATGATTGTGAATTCGGCACGCCAACTGCGTACTTCACTTCATTGCAAATGGATACGACTCGAATTCTTCATGTCCCGGTTATGAACATGGAAGAATTTAAGTTCGATGTCATTAAACAACTTGAAAATCTTGAGCGCGGTGATCGTGTTATCTTTGTCGTAGATTCACTTGGTAACATGTCTTCTAAGAAAGAAATGGAAGACGCGATTGAAGGTAAGTCTGTACAAGACATGAGTCGCGCAAAACAGATGAAGTCTATCTTCCGTATGATTACTCCATACTTGAATCGTCTTGACATTCCAATGGTTGCAGTCAACCACATCTATATGGAACAAGGATTGTATCCGAAGGCGATCGTGAGTGGTGGCACGGGTATCTATTTGTCGTCTGATAATATCTTTATCATTGGTCGCCAACAAGAGAAAGAAGGCACTGATGTCATTGGATATAACTTCATCATCAACGTTGAAAAATCACGTTATGTTCGTGAGAAATCTAAGATTCCAATCTGCGTTAAGTTCGAAGGCGGCCTTAGTAAATGGTCAGGCCTACTCGACATGGCGCTAGAATCTAAGCATGTCGTCAAGCCGAGCAATGGTTGGTATTCAAAAGTCGATTCAACGACGGGCGAAGTTGAAGCCAAGAAATGGCGTATCAAAGACACTGACTCGAAAGAATTCTGGGGTTCTATTCTAATGGATTCTACATTCAGAAACTGGATCAAAGAACGCTATCAAGTATCTCATGGCGAAATGATTCAAGACAACGCAGTTATCGCAGAATTTGAAGCAGCGCTAGAAGACTAATATGAAAACAACGCCATTACGACCTCATAAAGTCTTAGGACAAGCTGGGCTTGATGGTGATACTCATGCGTTGACTCTCACTGAGGGTCCATACGCGGGTATTATCTTTTCGTATACGTCTGTTTCTTTTAAAGAAGAGACGCTCGATAACGAAGACAAACTTAAGATATCTTTTGAGTACNTAATTCANGATAACCCTTATTCGCAAATGGGTTATAATAAAGAAGGGTTCGAAGAAGAACTCGGTGACTTTATAGTCGAACTTTTATACTACGGT